CGGCGAAGTGCAGTTTTTGATCGCCAACGAAATCAGAAGATGCAAACTCTGTAATGTTATACAGATCAGCAAATCCTGCAGGAGACATCGCCAAGAAGCGTTGTCCGTCCTCTGGCATGTCAGCGTTGCCTACAGTCTCAAAGAGAGAAAGCAGATCAGCTTTTGCCAAAGCAGAGCCAGTGTCGTGAATCTGAGTTGAGTTAGCACCTGCGTCGAGAGCAGTTGTTAGAATCTCATCTGTCTTACGACCAAGCGCCGCAGCAGCAGATTGAGCTACAGCTTGACGCTCGTTGATGTTGATTTTCAACTCGTCCAGTTTATCAATGTACTCTGGTGCATAGTAGTCAGCCATAGTGACTTCGACGTTTGTATGCGCCAATTCCATTGGGGTTACGTTGCCGTTACGAGATTTCGTATTGGCTGTGCCTTTTCCGATTACTTGGAAACGAGCAGTTGAACCAGTCACATTCGTAGAGCGAACAGTGTTCCGTAGTTTAGAACCCATACGCTGATACGCCATGTGAACTTCGGTTTCAAACTGCTTGATAAAGGCTTGGTCAATTGTATTAGCCATTTTCACAGTCCTAATTGAAGTTACGGTTTACAACGGGTGTCCACTCTCGCACTTCAATAAGGGTATCCTTTCGGGCCTTTCAGTGCATTATGGGCCGTAATGGGCTATCGTAAACATTTTTTTTCACAGGATTGCAACGCACAAATTCAACATACTTGTTTTTACCTGACTCAGTAATACCCACTGGCTCAAAGCCTAACCAAGTTGCCCACTGAACCATTGAGTCATATTCAGCAAGTATTGTCATGGTCATTCCCTCTTGCGTCTGGTCAAAGAAATTAACAAGCATCCTTGATCCACGCGCAAGCAGGGTAAAGTTTTCTTTAATCTTATCTGAAAACATACAGAACATTTGCGGATATTGCTGATCGTCAGAATAGAACAGACCGCCAACAGCTATAAAGCTCTCACCTTCTGCTCTAACAAGATAGCACTCGGATGTTTCATACATCTCAATGATAGCTTGCTCTAGGTCTGTATGCCCAAGCAGAGCAAGCTCATGTTTGTTTTCATCGCTCAAGTTATTAACGACTTCATCAAGTTGACGTAAGGTAAAGGGGGTCATGTAATAACGCCCCCTTTTTAGAATCTTAACCTCTGTAGAGTGCTTGGAACCCTTCGGTAACTTGTTTGACAAAGTGAGGGTCGCGGTCTTTATAGTACCTTGGGTCATTCATCATCTCCCTTAGATCGGCCTCACTTTGCCCTGCGCTTGGCTGCGTTTCTGCCGTAAACGATCCGTCCTTCATGGCTTCCATCACTGCCTCAAGGGCAAGGATTCCTTCGTGGCTTTCGCACATACGCTCCACCGCAGGAATTGCTTGCTCTGGAAAGAACTTGTTTGCGAACATAGACGCAGCTTGTATGCGGTCATTCGCATTATCTCCAAGCTTTGCTGCTTCGGCATCAAGGTCTGGCTCTTGACTGCCAATAGCTTGAGCATACATCTCAATGCCTTTGTTAAACTCTTCTTGAGAAAAGCCATTCTCATATGAATGATCGGCCCACCACTTTAACAACTCGTTATCAACCGCCATCTCTTCGTTCACAATGTCTGGCAGTTGATAGTCACCTGCTGATTCTGGTCGCTCACTAAAGGCTTCGGTTTGGATTTCCTCAATTATTTTAGAGCGAATATCCTCTTCCTTTGTGCCAAGCTTTGACTCTAGCTCCTTATATGCTTTAGCTAAGTCCTCGCCTGTGTTGTATTTTTCGGGCAACCACTCTGGTCGTTGTGGCTGACTGTCCTCTGCTACAACAAAATCGCGCTCTTCTGTAGGCGCTTCTGTAGCTGCTTCGGCTGTTGCTTCGGCTACTGTCTCGTTCATTTGTTCTTACTCCTATGCGAATGTGAGATGCGCTGCTCAATGAGGCCAACAATATATCGCTGCCCTTCTATGTGTCGCAACTCTTCTGTAGTCACATTAGGCCCATTTACCATTTCAATAGTAATGGATCGCAAATACCGCAAAACTTCCTGTCCTGTCGGTGAGCTAAATATATGGGCGATATTGTGGCTGACTTCTATATCTTTGTTAGAAGCTCTCTGTATTCCGTCAATCCCAATATTAACCTTATTCGGCAATCATCTGTCCCTGCTGCTGTTGTTGCGCCATTTGCTGCGCTAATGCAGCTATTTGTTTACGCTGTTCTTCATCACGAATCAAGCTCTCTGGCACACCAAACTTTTTAGACAGGTGAATTGCGGTTTGTTCGCCATCAATTAGAAGCTGCAACATCTCAGGGCCAAACGTCCCACCAACCAGTTCTAGGAATCTTGCTACGCTAGAAATGTCTTGGTTTGCTTGCGCTTGAGCTAATGGAGATACAGAACGAACTTTAACCTCTCTGCCATTAACTGTTGGCACTTCAATGCGGCCCTGTTTCTTGAGAATATAGATTACACGCTGCAATACTGGCTGAACTAGCTCTGCTTGCAGTCTGCCAAAGGCTGCACCCATTCTGCGAGACAAGTCTGCCATACGCTCTGCAACCTCTGTCGCAGTTGCAGGTGTGGTGTCAGGCCTCCCAAGCATATCATTATACAGTGCAGTCTTAATGTTATGACGCATATCGCTAAGAACAAGCTGCGCAACATCGAACTTACCTGCCGCTTGGATAGGTTGAAGGCCAGTTGACCCCATAGCTTTCGGTATGATTGTGCCGGGAACTAAATTTATCGTGTCAGGGTTGATTACACCGTCATCTTCCATCTGATATATGCCAGAGATCGACATTTGAGCGTTCTCAAGTATCAACTGAATGGTGAGATTAGTGGTCTTAATGGAAGACAGCGCATTAATTAGTGGCCCTCGTCCGTAAATTTCCCCTGCACACTTAGACCAACGGAAGCAGATAAACGGATTAGAGCCAAGCCCCTTCATCTCATTGGTATATAGACAGGTGTTTGTTGTCAGGCAGATTGCATATTGAAGGAAAGCATCTTCGTTCTTCTTGGAGTAATCTCTGCAAACAACCTCAAGAACGGTTGTTTCCCGATTAGCCCCCATCATTGCTTGCACCTTCGGGCTAAACTTTCCTTTGGGATACATAATCGGAAGATGGTCGAACTTAACCTTCTTGCGCTCACGATAAACGTGGTCAATTCTATCGTCGGGGCCAGTGTCTAGCACCACATGAGGAAGCGGTATTGCTGAGAAGTTTACTGGATTTACTGCATCGCCCTCTTCTACGCACAACACACCAGTCCCAACAGCCAAGTCCATGAAAGATTCATGCACCTCTTGGCTAAAGTTTGAGTTCTGTAAAACCTCAAAAACATATTCGGTAACTTCATCTAGCTCATTATCAACGCTTTCTCGTTGCTCTGGCGGCACTTCACTACCTGCCATAAGATCAGCCCATCGCGCAAAGTTAGGAACTATGCCTGACTGTAAGCGGCTAGCAAATTCTTGAACTCCAACTACAGCAGTCTCGTCAAAGATTTTGTCATCTCTGCGCTGACCTGCTTCTTCATAATAGAATGACTCTCGTTGAGGCAGCGCATACTCATAGCACTCTTCAAAAAGAGAAACCCAGTTCTCACGAAAAGCTTTAGCTTTGTTGTACTTTTCGATGTACTGCTTTGCAATTGGATCATCAGCCATTAGCGAAACCTACCTAAAAATCCTTCACCACCTGCTCTCATGAGTGATCTGCGACCTGCGCCACCACGCATACCGCCTCGGCGTTCAGTTTTTGACTCTATAGCTGCTGTAATGTCTGAGCGTTTAGCTGCTGCTTTTTTTTGAATTTCTTCCTGCTTTGCAACATCTGCTTCAACACGATCTTCGGCTGCTGCTTTATTCTCTTCTTCGGTTGGGCCACCACCACCAAAACACATAACAAGCTCCTTTGTTTTTTACATTCGTAAACACAGAAACAAATAAATCACAATGCACAAACTACATTCTTGCCCAAAACCCCTGCTTCTTAGGTCGTGACTGCTTAGAAAAGACATCGAAGCTGCGCTTTGCAACAGATACCTTTGCAGGTTTTTGTGTGTTCATAAGCGCTCGGCCCTCACCTGCGCCTAAGAAAAGATACTGTGCAGCATCGTGAACGTGGCTAAACATATTCTTGTCTGGCTTATCCGCATACCTCTCGCCAGAAACTTCCATGCGCTTGTAGGCATAACCGCCCTCAAAGCCTTTGATTAGCTGTGGGCATCTACGATCAATTAATAGAGCAGGTTTACCTTCGACCATCTTAGTCAGTTGGGAGGAGACAGACTCAAGCCGAAGGTCAACGGAGTTGGAGGGTGCGGGAAAAGCCCTCAAACCTGCTCCGCGCAAGATGTGAAAAGGAGTAGATTCATCAGTCTGTGCGCGGAAATCACCTGCAGGGTCGCCATAGATTATTACCTCTGACGCTGCTGCAAATCTTATAGCTAGCTCGTTTCTAAGAACTTCGGCAAAACGCACGATGCCCATGTCTACCGCCACAATTTCGGATTGAATAAACCATCGCCCTCGAACCTTTTGTCCAAGCACTGCCGCAGGGGTCAAGCCAAAGTCCACGCCAACATAGACTGGAGAATTTGCGGCTACTGGTATTTCTTCTTTTGCAACGTGTACTTCTGCTGCGAACATCGGATAGACAGGTTTCCCATCTTGAATGTGGCCCAAACGGTTCATCACATACACATCTATCCATGATTTAGTCTTACCCCTTATCAAGTTTGGATAATAACTCTTCAACATATTCTTGGTGTTTTCGGCCTTGGGATTTGGCTCGTAGTCTTCTATCTCGCCCTCTTCGCCCTTCTTCTCAACCATCCCACAGGGCTGCGTATAGAAAGACCAGTTGTCTGGTTTAACCAACATCTTAGCTTGCTCACGCGGTATATGATCTGGGATTGGAACTTCACCTGCCATAATCGGCCACCAGTGATCTTCTTCGGGAGCATTGGTGTCAGCAATAACGCCAGTCCAAGTAGGCCCACCATCACGCATAGAAGGAAAGCGGCCCACACGCATAGTGCAAGCGTCAATAATGCTCTTGGCAATTTCTCTAGCTTCATTAATCCAAATGCCAGTCAGTTCTAAAGATAGCAGTTTTTTCACATCTTCGGGGCGGTCTAAAGCTAAGAAGATAACCTCAAGGTCAATGTCGCCCTTCTTGATGTGATGCGTATATGGCACTGACCAAGTAAACTTGCCCCAGTCTGATTCTGGAAACCAGTCAAGCCATGTCTTGATGGTGGTGGTTCTGAGTTGGGGATTTGTATTACGAATGATTGCCCATCGGCTTTTGCGTATTCCGTCTGGCCCTTTGCCTTGCTCTAAGGCGCGGCGAAATACTTCTACACAGCAGCCAACAGACTTACCAGAGCCAACTGGCCCTCTTATGCCACGAAAGAATGTATCGTCTTTCATAAACCCTTTGAGAACTTCTCCATCGGGTTTGTATTTGAAGTCTATCATCTAAGTCCTTTGTTCACTCCAAAGCGGATCATATCTTCAACCACCTCTGGCGCAATGCTGTCAATCAGCTTGTCACACTCATGATCTGT